ATCGACCTAGGGCGGCTGGCCTCCTACCGTCGCATCCTGACCGGCACTCCGGTCTCGCAGGGCGCGGAGGATCTCTACAGCCAGTTCCAGTTTCTGGACGAGGGTATCCTCGGGTACGGCAGCTTCTACGCCTTCCGGAATCACTTCTGCAAGCTGGGAGGCTTTCAGGGCAAGAAGATCGTCGGCTACCAGAACGAGCAGGAGCTCATGGATAAGATCGACAGCCACACCTTCAGAGTACTGAAGGACGACTGTCTGGACCTTCCTGAGCGGAACTATATTCCGGTGATCGTCCCGATGCACCCCGAGCAGCGCCGGGTCTACGATCAGGTACGCAAGGAGTTCTGGCTGGAGCTGGAGAACGGTGAGATCCTGACGGCGAAGATGGCGGTTCAGCGCATTACGCGCCTCCAGCAGATCGTCAACGGCTTCATCTGGAAGAACGCCAAGAAGGACAAGCACACCGGCCGGATCGTCGAGCCTTTCATGTACCAGGAGTTTCCGCAGAACCGAGTGGAAGCCGCGCTCAACATCATCCGCTCATCCCGCCCCGACACGAAGGTGATCGTGTGGATCAAGTTCCAGGGCGACTATAAGCTGATGTCAGAGGCTCTCGAGAAGGAGGGCATAGGTTATGTGGACTATGTGGGCAGCACCCCGCAGGACAAGCGCAGTGAGCATATCGAGCGCTTCAGAACTGACCCTAAGTGCAAGGTCTTCCTGTCGACGCCCAAGGCTGGCGGCATCGGCCTCAACCTCACGGTAGCCTCGGAGGTAATCTGGTTCTCGCGGGACTTCTCGCTGGAGAACGAGCTCCAGGCCAACGATCGCGTCCATCGCATCGGGCAGCATCGCGTGGTCAACTATCACTTCCTCACCTCACCGAGAACGGTGGACGAGAAGATCGACAAGATCCTGAGGAAGAAACTCAGCGTAGCGGAGAATCTTATAGACTTGAGGGATATGCTGTCATGAGTAGGGTTTACGTCATTCAATCAACGCGGTATCAGGCCGACGTCAGCCCGGCTCAGGTCTACGGCACGATCGAGTTTGTGCTCGGTCCCTCCGATCGGACGAGCTCCTCTCCGGAGATCAGCCTGTCTCGTCTTCGCGAGGGTCTCCGCAACTTTGATCCCCGTCAGGACTACATTCTCTGGTCGGGAGGCGACCCGCTCTCGTGCATGCTCACGGGCTGGATCCTCTCGGAGATGGGCGTGGACAGCTTCAGGTACTTGCGCTACGAGAAAGCTGACCCTAGGAAGGTCGGGAGCTCGCCATTTTACGTCCCGGTGAGCATCACTCCTACAGAAAGATAGGAATCCAGCATGAGCGAAGTCGACTTCTTTGATACGGACGAGATGGAGTCCAACACCCCGGAAGATCTCAAGCACCGAATCTACAAGCTGGTGCGAGAGCTTCAGGATCACCGCAACGCTCTGGAGGATCTGGATCGTCTCGTCTCCGAGCGCAAGAGCCTCATCGCCGATCTCGAGATGAAGAAGATCCCGGACGCGCTTCTGGAGGCGGGTCTCAGCGAGATCACCACGCTGGAGGGCCTCAAGGTCTCCACGCAGCTCTTCGTCGGGGCCATCCCCGCCGAGAAGAAGCAGGAGGCGTTCCGCTGGCTGGACGAGAACGGGCACGCCAGCATCATCAAGCGGCAGGTCAACGTTAGCTTCGACAAGGGGTCCACTGACGCGGCGAAGCGAGCCGAGGCCGCTATCCGCGAGCTCGGCCTGGAGCCGAAGACCAGCCTGGACGTACACTACCAGACCTTCAAGGCGTTCGCCAAGGAGCAGGTCAACAAGGGTAAGACTCTGCCCTTCGAGGCGTGGGGCGTGTACTACGGCAACAAGGCCGTCGTCAAGTAACGCGACTAAACTTTCCGCTTGCCTTCAGAGCAAGATAGGCTAGTAATTGAACACCCAGCACAGGAGTAAGATAATGGCGGATACCAAGAGCTCGGCGGATAAGGCCGAGACGAAGGAAGTCGTCACCAAGACCACCGGCAACGAAGTGGCGATGGGTGACTTCTTCGACGGAGCCGGCGAGGGTCACGAGGACTTTAGCCAGAAGGACTTCACGGTCCCGTTCATCGGGGTGGTCCAGGCGCTGTCGAAGGTCACGCAGAAGAACCACTCCAAGTACATCAGGGGCGCGGAGCAGGGTCAGCTGATCAACTCGGCGACCTCCCAGCTCTACGACGGCGACAAGGGCATCATCGTCGTCGCGGCCTACTTCCAGCATCGCTACGTCGCCTGGAAGCCCGACAACAAGGGTATCGCGCACGACTACGGCACGGACTCCACCATCTACGACCAGATCCCCGTCGTCGAGGACGGCAAGGACAAGGGCAAGCGCCTGGACCCCGAGGGCAACGAAGTCGTGGACTCGATGGAGTATTTCTGCCTCATCGTCGATCCCGAGACCGAGACCATGGAGGCCGCGGTCATCCCCTTCGCCAAGATCCACGCGAAGAAGTCCAAGAAGTGGAACAACCTGATCCGCGCTCACACCGAGATGCACAATGGCAAGCCGGTGAAGCCCGCGATCTACTTCTACACCTACAAGATCACGACCGTTCCGGAGTCCAACGACAAGGGTAGCTGGTACAGCCACCAGATCGAGGACCACGGCAAGCTCATGGATCTCGGCGAGTTCGGGAAGATGGTCTTCCAGGCCGCTAAGGAGCTTCGCGCTTCGGTCGTCTCGGGCGAGTTGCGCGCAGCCACCGAGGATCCCGCCGACGACACCGCCGCCAACGACGGCGACGGCGCTTTCTAACACCCACCAGTTCCACCACGAAGAAGAAGGAAGTAGAATATCATGGCCAATAAGCTCGATACCGAGAAGCCCCTGTTCCTCGGCAAGACGCCGGTCCGCGAAGCCACCACCTTCGGTCAGATCCGCAAGAGCGTGAGCGAGCTCAACTCGGGCGACGGCGTGATGTACGCCGATCTCGAGAAGCACATGCTCGACAACTTCAAGCCGGCGAAGTCCGAGAACTACGGTGCCTCGTACATCAAGGCTTACGTGCGCGACGCCGTCAACAAGTTCGGCTATCTGTCGCACGACGACCTCGGCGCTGAGTACGAGGTTCTCGCCCCGGCCGAGAAGAAGGTCGCCGAGGAGAAGCCCAAGAAGCTGACCAAGGCCGACAACGCCAAGCTGGACGCTCTGGTGTTCGTGCGCGACCGCGGCGAGGTCGCCGACGAGGGCGACCTGGACTCCACCCAGATCACGACCGTGTCGATGATGGAGGAGACCAAGAAGAAGCAGAAGACCGTCGACAAGCTGGTCGAGGACATGGAGAAGGACGGCTTCGTTCGCACCGAGAAGGTCGACGACTCGGTCTACGTCTTCCTGACGCCGGTCGGCTACAGCCACGTCAACGAGCACCGTCCGCGCACGGACGAGACTCCGGAGTCGATGCCTGAGGGCACCGCCGCCGAGACCGCTGGTGACGACGAGGACGGCGAGGCCTAATCGGGTCTGCGCTGACAGCTTAGGCTGCTCGGAGGCCCGGCGTTCACCAGAGCGCCGGGCCTTCTTTATGGGAGAAGCCCCTTGATCAATAACAATCTGTACGAGATCTTCGTCGCCTATCTTCTGGAGCGCGACGCGATCTATCGCCGCAGGGCGGAGGGAGAACCCGGACCCTGGACTACTGACCCTATCCTGGCGAAGTACAAATTCACGAACGTGCTCCGGAGCAGAGATCGTACGTCGCGCTGGCTGATCGAGAACTGGTACCAGCCTCACTGGGATGACCACCTCGAGGTCATCGCCCTGAACTGCGGCATCGCTCGGTACTTCGGGCGCATCGAGTTCCTGGAGGACCTCGGCTGGCAGAACAACTGGGATCCCACCTACGTTCTGGAGACCGCTCGCCGCCGCTTCCGTGAGAAGAAGCCCGTCTTCACCGGCGCGTACATCATCACCAATCAGGGGATGACGGATCCCAAGGAGGAGGTCGTCGTCAACCACTTCCTCTCCCCGTACCGGAACGCGCTGGGGCGTCTCGTGGAGATCGCCACCACGCAGCACTCGTGGGAGTCCGTCGCGCGAGCGATGAAGGGTATGCCGGGCATGGGTCCGTTCATGACCAAGGAGATCCTGCTGGACTGGCAGTACACGCCTCTCCTCAAGTTCGCCAGCGATCGGCTGACGTGGACTCCGGCCGGACCGGGTGCCATCCGCGGCCTAAACCGGCTGCACGAGCGTCCTCTACAGCGAGGCATGACTCAGGAGCAGGCGCTCCGCGAGATGAAGGATCTGCTGGCTCGCCTGGCGAACGATCCCGCGATCATGAACAGCCGCTTCCCGACTCCCGGCGTGGAGTTCGGGGTGACCGACGTTCAGTTCTGCCTGTGCGAGCTGGACAAGTATCTCCGGGTGCGTAACCTGGAGGGGCGTCCGCGCTCCACCTTCAAGCCGAGCAGGCTGGAGGCGATCCGTGGCTGAGTCTCCCTTTCCCGAATACCTGAGCGCCAAGCTGGACGTGCGGATCCGGTTGGCCGACGGTCGCATCATGCAGGGCGAGCTGGTCATGGACAGTCTGGTCTTTCACCCAGACGAGGAGCAGGCGAAGAAGCTGGTGGAGGATCTGATCGAGACAACCAAGCGGAACTGGACTCTGGAGGTGAGAAATGGCTGACGAACGCTTCTTCCAGGATGGCCTGGAAAATATCATGAAGCACACCGGCGAGGAATGCACTGAACTTGCCGGTGCCATCTTCAAGACTCAGCGATGGGGCATGGTCTCCTACGATCCGACTATCCCTCCTGAGCAGCGCATCACCAACGCTCAGTGGATCCGTCGCGAGATAGCTGACCTGCGCCGCCAGTGTGATCATCTCGAGGAGGCTATGATCATGGAGGGCTATCTTCGCGAGGATGGCAGCGAGATACCGTACGAGGAGATCTACCCGTGAGGATACAGATAGGAACCAGCCCGCTGGACATCCGTCTTTTCGACGACGAAGGCAACGAGATCAAGGGTCTCAAGATCAGCCGACTCTCTATTGAAATGGAGGGCGGGGCTATCCCTCGCGCAGAGCTTCGCCTGGAGCTCTGGGATAAGGCGGATCTGGTCGTTGCCGACTTCGACCTGAGAGCAGCAGCCGACCTCGCGATTAGCGATGCCGTGCGGTATGATGGAGGTGATAAGTGAAGATTTTCATTCCGACGCGGGATCGCGTCCGCGCTCAGTACACCTGGGCGAACCTCACCCCGGAACTGCAACGGTACACTAGCCTAGTGGCACCGGCGGAGGAGGTCGAGGCCCATCGAGAGGCCGGTAGGAACGTCATCGCCCGCCCGCCCGTGCGGCTGGCCGCTGTGCGCCAGTGGCTTGTCGACGAGGCTGTAAACAGCGGGAACGGGCACGAGCCGATCATCATGCTCGACGACGATCTGGCCTTCTTCGTGCGAGCCGATCCCAGCCGACACAATCTGCGACCCGCACTGGAGCGCAGTGAGATCGAGCTGGACCTCGTGTTCCAGAGGCTCTACTGTCTGGTCGCGGGCGGCGCGGCCGAGGGTCAGCAGCCGGAGATCGCCAAGCCGGTAGTCCACGCAGGTCTCAGCCCTCGTCAGGGGAACAACTGGAGCTTCCCGAACACGCTTGAGTACAACACGAGAATGAACGCGGTGCATTGCGTTCTGCCCGACGCTCTGCACCACTACGGCATCCGCTACGACGATGTCGACATGATGGAGGACTACCATGTCACGCTCAGCCTTTTCGAGAAAGGCGAGGACAATGCTGCGATCTGCGACGCTGCCTGGGATCAGGTCAAGGGTTCAGGCGCCCCCGGAGGTTTCAGTCACTACCGAACAAATGACCGACAGGCTGCGGCTGCGGAGCGGCTGGCAGCTCTCCACCCGGAGTCAGTGAAGGTCGTCAAGAAGACGCCTAAGACCGGCGCTGGCGGCTTTGCCGGCGAGCGCACGGACGTTAGGGTGCAATGGAAGCAGGCTCGCAAGCGCGGTGCCGAGGCGACCTTCGTCAGAAAGGACTAGAGATGGAATTAGTTCGTCGCGCCACTACCATCAAGGGCATCAAGCTGCTGGACAGCGAGAAGGTCTCCGAAGAGGAGTGGGAGAAGCACGTCCAGGAGCTGCACGAGTTCTTTGGCCCGATACGATGGACCGGCGACGACTGCGGCGTGCAGATAGAGGACGTGGGAGACGCAGAGCCGGGCGAGTATGTCGTCGTGGAGACGTGGCCCAACGGTGACGAGGAAGTCGCCATCATCGAAGAGGAAGAGTTCCTCTCAGTCTACGAGGTAGCATAAGATGGAAATAAGGTACGAGCATCCCGACGAGGGGTTGCAGAAGACCCTCCGGGCGCTGAAGGAGTTAGGCGTGCGGGAGGAGTCCAGGAACGGTCCGGTGATCCGGTTTCAGGAGCCGGTCATGCTGATCAACGTCGACCCCACCAACCGGGTCTCGCAGGCCAGTCCCCGAGACGCCAATCCGTTCTTCCACTTCATGGAGGCCCTGTGGATGCTGGGCGGCATGAACGAGGTCGCGCCGATGGCCTTCTACAACGGAGGGATCGGCCAGTACTCGGACGACGGCACCACCCTGCGCGGGACGGCCTACGGCCACAAGTGGCGCAGTCACTTCGGCTACGATCAGCTGGAGCTGGCCGTCAAGCGCCTGCGAGACAACCCGCAGGATCGCCGAGTCGTGATGACGATGTGGGATCCCAGAGGCGAGTGGCGCGACCCCGACTCCAAGGATCTGTCCTGCAATCTCCAGGTGATCTTCGGGACTCGCACCGTGAACGGTGTGACCCACCTGGACATGGAGGTGACCAACCGCTCCAACGACATCGTGTACGGGTGTCTCGGCAGCAACGTCTTTCACTTCAGCTACCTCCTGGAGTACATGGCTTTCCGCACCGGCTACGAGGTCGGTCGGTACTATCAGGTTGCCTTCAACCTGCACGGGTACGTTGATAACCCCGCCTTCGCCAAGGCGTACGAGTCGGCCAACCGCAGGGAGGACGATCACCTCTGGGAGCACTGGACGAAGGTAGGCCCTCCCCGCCAGCTTCTTCGTCAGATGGGGATCCAAGGATTCGCGGGAGAGATCGCCGACTTCGTTCGCACCGGACGCACCGAGGACGACTATCTCAAGGCCGTCGGCGTGCCTCTCGTGGAGGCCTATCGCATCTTCAAGCTGAAGTCGCTGGGCATCGTGACTGACGCCGAGAAGCGCATCGAGTTCGCGAAGGAGGTTGCCTCTCAGTGCGCCGACTATTCTCTCGCCGTCGCCGCCGTGCGCTGGCTGGAGCGCCGCAAACCTCAGAGGGACAGGGACACCGCGCTGTGAAAGACTTCTACCAGACTTGGCGCTCCGGCAAGGTGAACCGGATGCACACCATGCCTCAGCTCCTTCGGGAGAATACCGCCGAGCACACCTTCGGCATCCACCTACTCACGGCTCGCTTCTACCCAGAGGCGCGCGCTGAGTTCTACCTCGCCGTCACTCTCCACGACACCGGGGAGCTCGCTACCGGCGACATTCCGGCGCACGTGAAGAAGGCTGATCCCACGCTGGAGTTCATTCTCTACAGCAAGGAGTCGGCCTTCCTGGAGGAGTGCGGCCTGAAGATGCCGGATCTAACGCTGAACGAATCTCTCCTGCTGACGGTATTCGACAAGCTGGAGTTCTGCGTGTCCTGCGTTCACGAGATGCGGCTGGGGAACCTGAACGCCGCGCGCTACTTCAAGCGAAGTCTTCAGTACGCGCGGGACGCGTTCCACCAGATCGAAGTTCCCGGACCGTCTCGAGAGGACGACCAACCCTCTATCAGCCCCGAGTATCTTGCGGCGGAGCGCGCCATCAACGAGATCGACGGTCTGAAGATCGCCTACCTCTCGCACGTCAGGGAGCACGAATATGACCTCGGCCGCTAACCAGATCCAGCACGGCGGGGATCACTACGCCGCCGTCGGACTCCAGCACTGGGATCTGTGCGAGATGTACGGCATCGGCTATCTGGAGTCCGCCGCCACCAAGTATCTCTACCGATGGCGGAACAAGAACGGTCTGGAGGACTTGATGAAAGCCCTCCACTACACCCAGAAGCTGATCGAGCTGGCTCGTGACGGCTGGGTGGTTCAGCGACCGTGGGGAAAACGCCGCGTGTATCGTCTCCCGAGAGGCAGCGTGCCGCGTGCCGTCCTGCGAGACTGGTACGCCGAGAACAAGGTACCCATGGAGGAAGCCACCGCCTGCACTCACCTGTTCAACTGGAAGGACCATCACGACCTCCGCCGGGCCGAGAACGTCATCCTGGCCATCATCATGCAGAACTTTCCCGGGACTCAAATTTGAGCCATCTGATGGCTTGTCAACGGAGCGGGGTCGACCTACTGTCGACCCCGCGACGCACGGCCCTCGAGCTGTGTTGGTCGAGTCCGGGAGAAGCCAGTGACGGATCTGTTCAATCAGGCGAACATTAGCGCCGAGTACCAGTGTCCCACGATGGACACCTTCAAGTTCCCAAGCCTCTGCGGCCCCATCACCATCGACACCGAGACCCACGATCCGCTGCTGACCGAGCGCGGAGCGGGCTGGGCGTACGATCGATACGGGCAGAACGGCGGCAAGGTTCTGGGCTACGCAGTTCACGCCGACAACTTCCACGAGTATCTGCCCGTCGGCCACGTCGAGGGCAACATGGATCCGGCCCGCATAAAGTCGTGGCTCTCGCACGAGATCAACAAGGATCCCTCCCAGCCGAAGATCTTCGCGAACATCATGTACGACGAGGGCTGGATGGAGGCCGAGGGCGTCAAGATGACGGAGGAGCAGGATCGTCACGACGTGATGTACCAGGCTCCCCTTCTGGACGAGAACCGCTTCAACTACGGGCTGGACGCTCTCGGCAAGGACTTCCTGAACGTCGGCAAGGACGAGCGTCTCCTGAAGGAGGCCGCGGACAGGCTGGGCGTCAAGAACTCCAAGAAGGACAACGTCAAGAAGCACCTGATGCGGATCCACCCGAACATCGTCGGGGTCTACGCGAATCAGGACACCTTCGTCACCCGAAGCCTCTGGGATCACTTCACGCCGCTCATGGTGGAGCAGAATCTGCTGGAGGTCTACGCGCTGGAGATGGACCTCGTCCCGATGCACATCGCCATGCGAATGCGAGGCGTGCGCGTGAACGTCGAGGAGGCCGAGCGACGCCAGCGTCTGCTGACTACTCGCGAGAAGGAGGCCCGGATCTTCATCAAGGAGACCACGGGCATCGAGCTGGGAAGCTGGGATACGCCCGCTGAGATCGCCAAGATCTTCGACAAGCTGGAGATCAAGTACAATCTCACCGAGAAGTCAAAGCAACCGTCGATCACCGCGGGTTGGCTCAAGTCCCTCAATCACCCAATCGCCGACGCAATCCTCGCCGGGCGCAAGGCCGCGAATATCCGGTCCACCTTCATTGAGAACTCGCTCCTCAATCTTCAGCAGCGGGGGCGAGTCTACCCCAACTTCAATCAGCTCCGCAAGAACAGCGACGACGGCTCGGCCGGTGTGCTCGGCAAGGAGCTCAAGTCCACCTCCAAGGGCACCGTCTCGGGTCGCTACTCCAGCTCCAACCCGAACTTCCAGCAGATGCCCTCGCCCGAGCGCGACTACGACACCGGCATGATGATCCGCGAGCTCTTCCTTCCGGAGGAGGGCGACATGTGGCACGGGCTGGACTACTCCTCGCAGGAGCCTCGCGGCATCGTTCACTTCGCGGAGGTGACCAACTGCCGGGGCGCGGCTAAGATGGCCGACAAGTTCCGAGACGATCCGGACACCGACATCCACATGGAGAACGGCCTCCTGATCATCGCCAAGAAGCCGGACTACTACGGCGGCGACCCGAAGAAGGCCCGCAAGCCGACGAAGACCATCGGCCTCGGCATCGCCTACGGCATGGGCGGCGGCAAGCTCGCCCTTCAACTGGGACTCCCGTACACCTTCGCCAAGTTCATGAAGGGGCTGGAGGAGTTCGAGTATATGAAGGCCGGTCCCGAGGCCCAGGAGATCATGAACGCCTTTGACGACGCCGCGCCCTATATCCGCGAGCTGGCGTACAAGTGCCAGAACGCCGTCAAGAAGAAGGGCTACATCGTCACGCCGATCGGTCGCCGCTTCCGCTTCCCGAAGGATGACAGCGGTCGCTATATGTTCCTGAACAAGGCGCTGAACCGACTGATCCAGGGCACCAGCGCCGACATGACCAAGCTGGCGATGCGGAACCTCTGGCGAGCGGGCATCCTTCCGCTGGGAACCGTTCACGACGAGATCGACCTCAGCGAGTCCGATCCCAAGCGCGTGGCCCTCGCAAAGGAGATCATGGAGACCGCCCTTCCCATGACGATCCCGATCCGCGTTGACGTGGGTACGGGTAAGAATTGGGGAGACGCCAGCGTGCCCGATCTGGGCGGTGAGAATTACGTTAAGTTCATGGAAAGGATGGTAGCATGACTGAGACTGCAAAGCGAGTACGAGTTAAGATCGCCAACGTGATGAAGCTCCCGCACGACGCCCCCGACGAGACGCTGGGCGTCAAGTTCCCGACCTACGGATCGGACGGCGCGGCCGGGATGGACCTCTACGCCGCCGAGAACGTAACGTTCCGCAAGGGCGAGACGAAGACTGTCGGTCTTGGCTTCGCCACCGAGCTCCCCGACGACGTCCACGCCCGCATTGAGGCCCGCAGCTCTCTCGCGCTGAAGAACCTCGTGGTCCTCACCGGCGTGATCGACGCCGACTACCGCGGAGAGTGGAAGGTCATCCTACACTTCCTGGGTCCGTGCGAGGCGAACGGCTACGCTGAGAGCTTCACGGTTGCCAAGGGAGACCGCATAGCGCAAGCTGTGCTGCGGCCCACCATCAGAGCCGTTCTCGACCCCGTCGAGGAGCTCGGTACCACGGGCCGGGGTGCTGCTGGCTTTGGTAGCACGGGAGCGCGCTAAGAGCGTTGTAGATAAGGAGAACATAAGTGCCTAGAATGCTCATAGTGGACGGCATGTCCGTCCTGAAGACCACCGCCGGAGGGGCCGCGTTCCTGACCAACGGCTTCGCCTACAACTTCTTCACTCAGCTGACCGCGATGTACAAGAGGTTTCCGGATCTCAAGGGCACCATCGTCTGCTGGGAGGGAGGCCACGGGGGACGAACCCAGATCTACTCCGGCTACAAGGCGGACCGCAAGGGCAGCGGACCCGAGATCAAGGCTCAGCGCGATCTGGTCCAGGATCTGCTGCATCACGTCGGAGCGGACCAGGTCTACGCGCCCGGACACGAGGCCGACGACTGCGCGGCTTGGCTGGTCAACAATCTCGGCGTTCCGGCGCTGATGATGTCCAACGACAACGACTGGTTGCAGCTTGTCCGGAAGGGCGTGTCCATCTATCAGAAGTCGGACTACAATCCGCAGAAGAAGGGCGCTCGCCTGGAGATCACGCGCGAGACCTTCCAGGCGCTCACGGGATACGCATCGCCCGAGATGCTGCTGGAGGGTAAGTGCCTGATGGGCGACGGCGTGGACGGGATCCCTGGGATCGAGGGGATCGGCCCCACCATCGCGAAGGCGTACCTGCTGGGTCAGCACGTCTCGGCCAATCGCCGCGAGAAGATTGAGGACTTCATCAACTCGCAGGAGTACAGTCGCAACAAGATGCTGATGGACCTCATCACGCCTCGCGACCTGAATCTGGTCTGGCGACGGGGCGAGGCGTCGGAGGAGCGCGCAAGGGATTTTCTTACGAACGTAGGTGGTACAGGGTGGCCTAGCGTAATGAAGAACTTCCCGGACTGGTGGGAGCTCTACGCCGCAGCGAGGTTGTAATGCAGACGTTCCTTCCGTATCCCGACATGATGAAGTCCCTACGCAGCCTGGACCGGCTGCGTCTCGGGAAGCAGCGCGTAGAGTCCAAGCAGCTTCTCAAGTCCATCATTCGCGACGATCCGGAACAGGCACGTCACCTTCGCGAGGACGCTGTTCGCCTTCTCAACGACCAGCAGAAGGGCAGCATCCTGGAGCTCGTCACGCCCAACAAGGGGTGGATCAACCACCCCGCCCGGACGCAATGGGGGCAGAACGTAGGCGCGCTGGCCGTCTATCACGACATGAGTCTGCTCGTGTGGAAGGCGCGCGGCTACCAGAACAACATGCCCTTCCTCTCCAGTCGGGATCATCACAAGCTCCCCGACTGGTGGGGCGACGAGCGTTTTCACTCCTCGCATCGCAGCAACCTGCTGCGCAAGGATCCCCTCTGGTACGGACAGTTCGGCTGGACCGACGACCCTGCCGCAGAATATTGGTGGCCCTCTCGCGAGGGCTGACTCCAGCAGACGCACGGAGAATATATGGAACAAGAAGCAACCGCGCCTCACGTCGGCAAGTTCCCCTTCAACAGTCAGCAGATCGCCGCCCTCACGGACATCACTCAGTGGTACGAGACGGCCCGCGCTTCCAAGCGTCAGTACGCGATGGAGGCCGCTGACTGGAGCTACCGCAACAAGCCTCAGCCGCGCGTTCTCAAGCTGCTCCTGTACGTCCTTCAGGGATACGCGGGCACTGGCAAGACGACGCTGGTCAAGGAGCTCCTGAGCCTCCTCAAGATCCCCGTCAGCCGCATCGCGCTGGTGGCCCCGACGAACCGAGCCGCCAAAGTGCTGGCGAACAAGACCGGCCTCTACACCCGCACCCTGTTCAGCCTGATCTACATGTCGCAGCGCGAGGAGCTGGAGTTCCAGCGCCAGAAGCTGCGTGCCTGGGACGAGGCCACGAACTTCTCGCAGCTCGGTGACCTCCTGATCCGTCAGCTGGACATGGACCCCGAGGAAGAGTTCCAGCGGGAGTGGGAGGAGGCCGGAAATGACATCGACTACCAGAACGACGATCCCAGTATCCGCAACGAGGCCTACGACAAGGCTCGCGACAAGTTCCTGGAGCAGCGCCGCCTGACCATTCTCCAGTACGAGGACATCGTGCTCCCGGAGGATCCGGCCGAGCGACTGGCTCTCTTCGAGAAGATGAAGAAGGAGCGTGTCAAGTCCCACAAGGACCAGATCCGCGAGATCCTCGCTGAGGACATGCCGGTCCGCAAGAAGGAGCCGAGCGAGATCCAATCCAAGTACGACGCGATCCTCGTGGACGAGAGCTCCATGGTCAACGAGACGCAGGGCTGGGATCTCATGTCCTACGGCGTTCCGGTCATCATGGTGGGCGACCCCTTCCAGCTACCGCCCGTTAAGGCCAAGGCTTTCTGGGACGGTATGAGGCCGCAGAGCGTCCTGACGAAGATCGAGCGGCAGAAGGGCGCTGGTGCTGGCATTCCGCTCGCCGGCGAGAAGATCCGGAACGGCGGAACACCGGAGCGCAACGAGTCCGTAGGCATCCACCACCGGAACACGCTGCCTGACGAGGCTTTCCTGAACGCCGATCAAATCCTCGTCGGTACGCACAAGACTCGCGAGCGCATCTGTAACTTCGTGCGTCGGAACCTCGGCTACGAGACAGCCTATCCGCTGGAGGGTGAGAAGGTAGTCGCGGTCTACAACGACAAGGAGAAGGGCATCATGAATGGTGAGCTGTACACCGTCATGAAGTCTGAGGTCATTCGCGGCGGCAGCGTCACCAAGATGACCATCAAGGATCCCTACGGCAAGATCATCGAGAACGTGCAGGCTTGGACCAGCGGGTTCCCAGGTCGCAGCAAGACGGACTTCCTGGACGACGAGTTCGGCAAGTTCTGGTTCGGCTACGCGATCACGTGCCATCAGTCGCAGGGATCGGAGTGGAAGAACGTCGTTGTCTGCGACGACTGGCCGAAGGGCGACAAGGAGGTCTACGCTCGCTGGCTCTACACCGCGCTGACCCGCGCGGCAACTCGAGTGGAGTGGATCAAGGGATGAGTGGAGAGCCTCCGAAGCCGGTCGTGCAGGCTTGCGACTACTGCGGAGAGAACGTGCGTGTCAACGCCGTCTCTCCCAGCGAGTGCTTCTGCTCGGCGGAGTGCTGCGAGAAGTTCTACGAGGAGAGAGATCATGACCGAGATCGACTGGGCCGCTGACGACAACGTAGGTCTCGCCTACCGGAAGCGAAAGCCGACCAAGGGGGACTATCTCCAGGCCGCGCACCAGATGCTGGAGATCGCCCTCTCCATGGGCACGAAGCACGAGTTCCGGGGATGCGTGTGCTGCGGTGACGCTCACTCGTATCAGGAGTGTCACCACAACATTCTGCTTCTCGCGCGAGAGCGGGTCGCAGAGCGCGGAAAGTGGCAATGCTTTCACTGCGGCTTCGAGACCGGCGACGCCGCGGAGGCCGAGGAGCACTTCGGTAAGAGCGAGAACGAAGTAGCTAAGTGTCTCGGCGAGAAGGCCGAGGAGATCAAAGAGAAGGCTTGGAAGTACGATGACCTCTGCGAGTGACAAGTTCGGTACGAGGACAGGGAGGTTTCCCTCTTGGTCAACTCCCCCGATGCAGCAAATCCGAACCGAGAGCTATGTGGCTCAGCAGCTGAGAGCGTCGTTCTGGAGGCAGCGCGAGCACGAGAGGCTCATCGCCGGCGGCGCGATCTGGGACGGGATGGACGGCTATGACATGACCAACTACCGGGAGCCTGATCTCTCCTCCATTGAGGAGCGTATCGCGCGTCACATGCCGGGCGAGGAAAATAGCCCCTTGCCCTCCGAGCAACCGCCCGCTAAACCGTAAATTCGCTTACCCGGCGGAGCCTTAGCGACAGGGCAGTCGGCATTCAGCGAGGCTCGGGAGGTCGCTTCTCCCGAGTCACCTATAGGAGAATGTCATGCGTTAGCAGAATCCTCGCGCTCCTCCGGTCCGTCCTATAACGACGACTAGACCGAAATACCTACAGGAGTGAATAAAATGCGTGCATACATCAATCGTCCGTGGATCTCGAGCTTTGACTTCCGCAAGGCTCCCTTCAGCGACAAGACGCTGGACCAGCTCCACAAGCTCACCCGAAACTTCGTCGCCAGCCTGAGCCTCGGTTGCCCGAGCGCCAAGCACGTCAGCACCAGTCAGCGCGCGACAGCTGACGGGAAGCAGGACGTTCGGGCCGAGTACAAGGCTTGGGTGAAGGACTGGAAGATCGTCTACAAGGAGATCAGCCAGCTGATCCGCGACCTGAAGTCCTACCGGCGAACCGTTCGGTTTCCCGTGCTGACCAAGGCTCAGCAGGAGATCTACATGGCCTGCAACGCGCAGGTCAACCTCTCCACGAGGCAACACCTCAAGGGTCTCACCGAGCGCCACCTGGAGCGCCTCCGCGAGACCGCGCAGGTGATGCTGAACGCCCGCTACAACGCGAAGCTGGCTGCGGCCGAGCGGTATCGCCGAGAGCAGGACCGCGTGGAGGTTCGGGATCTAGAGTCCCTTCGCCAGCTCGCCGACGAGGCGGTGGCGTAATCTGCGGTGACCCCGTCGGCATAATTGGAGTAATGCCTCCGTCTCTAAAACGGAATATGTCGGTTCGAGCCCGACCGGGGCCGCAGGATTAAAAAAAGAGTTTGCGCGGTGAAGCGGTATGCCCCACACAGGGGCTGCAACCGGGCGGGGCATTCTGGTGCAGTCATGCAAGCCTCCACCCACTCCTTCTCGGTTGTCCCCGGAGGCTGGGGCTTGGTGATTCGGTTACTGGCCTCCGGGGTAGCTTCTGACCCTTTCAGGGTCGCGGATAGGGTTGATCGGTACAATCAGCCCGAAAAACAATGGGTCCTCGTCCGAGGGATAGTCGCTGGCTGGTTCGTGCCGGTCTTCGGTGGGTCCTTCTAAAGTAGATCACAGGTAGCACGAGCCTCGCTGATCTGCACGTCCCGAGGGGAAGTCCTCCGCGATCCTACAAGGCTCAGATTCGGTTCGTAGCTCAGAGGTAGAGCGCCCTGTCGTCCGGACTTCAGGGAGGTCGCTGGTTCAACCCCACGCCGAACCGACCACAGGCACCGTCGGTGCGTCTTGAAAGCGGACAACCTAGCCCGCCGGTCTAGCCACCGGCGGGCTTTTTTCTTGCTCGACGCTACTTGTCAAGCTCGACGGGCTGAGCTATGGTCGGAACCTGATACTAGGGAGATAACTCCCGTCTGTATAAGGGATAGCTCATGCTCGCGCTAGTGTACGACACTGAGACCACCGGCCTTCTGGACTTCAAGAAGCCGCTCTTCGACAAGTCCCAGCCGGACGTTCTTCAGCTCTGCGCCAAGCTGGCCCTGGACGGAAAGATCGTCTCCAGCGTCAACCTCTTCGTACACGGCGACCGAGAGATCGACGAGAAGGCGTACGAGACCCACCGCATCGATCGCAAGATGACCGAGCGCGTCGGCGTCAGTCGGCTCCAGATGGTCAAGACCTTCGTCGCGATGGCCGAGAAGGCGGACTTGCTGGTCGGTCACAACGAGGAGTTCGACCAGAAGATGCTGACTCTCGCCATGCAGCGCGAGGGAGGAAAGGGGCTGGTCATGCAGCAGAAGGCGCACTTCTGCACGATGAAGGCCAGCACCGACATCTGCCGCATCCCATCCCCGAACCCGAAGTTCCCCGGATCGCTGAAGTGGCCGTCTCTCGCCGAGGCGTACTCCATCCTTGTAGACCCTCGCGGCTTCTCCAACGCGCACGACGCCGAGGCGGACGTGGACGCGTGCCACGAAGTCTTTCGGGTCTTGCAGGCCCGCAATGTATCGGCGTCTTAAGGGGACTCTATTCCGCGGGGAGCGACTCACCGACGAGATCGCCGACCGGATCGTCGACCTGTACTTTCGGTGCGGCGGTGACCGGAGGCTCATAGGCCGAGAGTACGACGGAGGCCCGGCGGTCACCGACTCCGACCTGCAACTACCAGAGATCCGCAGCCGCATAATCCTGGCCGCGAAGGAAATGAGGAGGAAGGGAGTGTACTCGAGGGAAGATCACGTCGCCAAGCTCAAGGAGATCCGGGACGCGGCTCTCCACGACGAGAACTGGAAGGTGGGTCTCGCAGCGGAGGTCGCCGTCGGCAAGGCGGCGGGTCTCTACGAGAAGATCGATCCCGACGCCGACGACGTAGGCGGAAAGGCTCTCCCGCCTCCCGAGAACATGACGACTGAGCAGATCCGCGAGCGCATCGCGCGTATGCAGAGCCGAGCTCTTCCCGCGCCGGACAGCGAGCCTATGCGCCCGATGGGCGAGTTCCGCGAGGCAACCCGAAACGAGAGGCCGTTCTAATGCTGAGCGAGGCGGACTACGAGCTCCAGCTGCTCCGAGAACTGGAGCGCCGCGAGGAGGCGAAGATCCACATGGGATCCTTCGTGCCCTACGTCACCGAGGGCGACCACGTCCCGGCTGCGCATCACCAGATCATCTGCGACGCGCTGGACCGAGCCGCCAGCGGACAGGTGAAGCGTCTGATCATCGCGATGCCGCCCGCGCACGCCAAGTCAGTCTACTCCTCGCACAACTTCCCTGCCTTCTGGCTCGGACGACACCCGCGCGACAAGATCATCGCCGCCTCGCACACTCAGCCGTTCGCCGCCGAGATCGGGCGCAAGGTCCGCAACCTCGTCGGAAGTCAGCCGTACAAGCAGCTCTTCGACATCGAGGTCAGCGCCGACAGCCGCGCCAGCGATCGCTGGGAGACGACGGCCGGAGGTCAATATTACACGACCGGCGTGAACGGCTCGGTGGTCGGGCGACGCGCCAACCTCATCCTGATCGACGACCCGTACAAGTCCAAGCAGCTCGCGTACTCGGCGACCGAGCGCAAGAAGATCAGCGACTGGTTCTTCGTCGACGTGGTGCCGCGTCTCTTGCCGAACGGCGTCATCGTAGTCATCGCGACCCGCTGGCACGAGAATGACTTGACCGGCGAGATCCTCAAGAAGTCGGAGGCCGGCGAGATCGAGAAATTCGAGCTCATCAGTCTTCCCGCTCTCTGCGAGGATCCCGAGAACGATCCGCTGGGTCGGAAGTACGGTGACGCTCTCTGGCCGAGCCAGTATCCTCGCGCGAAGCTCCTGGAGATCCAGGGCGGTATGCCGGACGCCGACGAGTGGAACGCTCTGTACCAGCAGCGGCCTCGTCCCGCTGAGACCGGTGAGATCAAGAGCGAGTGGTTCGGCGAGTTCACGAAGCTGCCGGATGACGAGCAGTATCTGCGCATCACGAGCTGGGACACGGCGGGTACTGTCAACGAGCGATCGGACTATACCGTCGGCATCGCTATGGCGATCGGCCTCAAGAGCCGGAAGTTCTACATTCTGGACATGTATCGGCAGAAGGCCGAGTTCCACACCCTGATGCAGCATGTCCCGGCGTTCAACAAGAAGAACGGGGCGCACGCCGTCCTGATCGAGAACAAGGGCACCGGAACCTCGCTCATCCAGGTTCTCCGTAACAGCGGCCAGAACATCATCCCCATCGCTCCGCAGAAGCTGGGCGACAAGGAGTTCCGCTTCGAGCTGGCCGTTCCGGCGATGGAGGCCGGGCGAGTCTTTCTCCCTAAGTCTGCGGACTGGAGAGCGCAGTTCCTGGAGGAGATCCTCACCTTCCCCGGCGCTCTGCACGATGACGTCGTGGACGCGTTTACTCAGGCGATCAACCACTACGGTCAGCGGGGCCGAGGGCGCGGGGTGCGCAGCTTGCAGGGTGCGTAGGAGTTGTGTCTCAGGCGGCGGGCGGGTACAAGGGGTGCCCTTGAGCCTGGGAGAAAACCATGCAAACTCAGCTACCTGTGCAGTTGCCGACCCCCTACCAGTCATTCATCCACAAGTCCCGATACGCGCGCTTCCGAGACGATCTCGGCCGTCGCGAGAACTGGGATGAGACGGTAACTCGATACTTCGACTACTTCGAGGAAGACCTTCAGCGCCGCCACGGATACCGAGTTCCCGGCACTCTTCGCAGCGAGCTGACTGACGCCGTAGCCAACCTTCACGTCATGCCCTCCATGCGCGCTCTCATGACCGCAGGCGAGGCTCTCCGCCGCGAGAATATCGCCGGCTTCAACTGCGCCTACATGCCGATCGATCGCCCGCGCGCTTTCGCCGAGGCTCTCTACGTTCTGATGTGCGGCACCGGTCTCGGCTTCAGCGTGGAGCGTCAGGTGATCAAGGCTCTTCCGACGGTCCCCCATGACTTCGTGGACATCGGTGACGAGATCGTGGTCGCCGACTCCAAGCGCGGCTGGGCGCAGGCGCTCGACGAGCTCGTCCGCCACCTGTACGCGGGGCAGGTGCCAAAGGTAAACACGAGCGCTGTACGAGCCGCAGGAGAGCGTCTGAAGACGTTCGGCGGGCGGGCCAGCGGCCCGGCACCGCTGCTGGAACTCTTTGAGTTTGTGACGCGCACCTTCCGCCACGCAAAGGGTCGCCAGCTCAACTCGCTGGAGATCCACGAGATTGTCACCAAGATCGGGAAGATCGTCGTCGTGGGCGGCGTGCGTCGCAGCGCCGAGATCAGCCTGTCCAATCTCAGCGATCTTCGTATGCGCGAGGCGAAGTCGGGCAACTGGTATGCGGAGAAACCGCATCTGGCTCTCGCAAATAACTCCGCCGCCTACACCGAGAAGCCCGACGTAGGCACCTTCATGGAGGAGTGGCTGGCCCTCTATCGGTCGGGCAGCGGAGAGCGCGGTATCTTCAATCGCTACGGCGCGATCGAGAAGATCCACCGGCTCGGTCGTCGCGAGGCTGGATACGAGTTCGGTACCAACCCGTGCGCCGAGATCATCCTCCGCCCGCGCGGCCTCTGCAATCTCAGCGAGATCGTGGTGCGCGAGAATGACTCTCCGGCCGAGCTTCGCGAAAAGGCTCGTCTCGCCTCCATCATCGGCACTTGGCAGTCCACCCAGACGACGTTCCACTTCGTGGAGCCTGAGTGGGAGAAGAACGCCAACGAAGAACGCCTGCTCGGGGTCAGCCAGACGGGCATCTTCGACAACGCTCTCATGCGAGGCGACCTCGGTCATCAGGAGCTCGGTCGCGTTCTGGAGAGCACCAAGGCCGTCGTGATCAAGGCCAACCGACTGGAGGCCGCTGCCATCGGCATCAACCCGTCGGTCGCCACGACGACCATCAAGCCGAGTGGTACGGTCAGCCAGCTCGTACTCAGTCCCAGCGGCATACACGCGGGTCACGCTCCGTACTACACGCGCCGCGTCACTCAGGACAACAAGGATCCGGTCACGCAGTTCATGGTGGACGCCGGTATCCCGAATGAGCCACACTCGGCCGAGCCGCAGAACATGACGGTCTTCAGCTTCCCGATCGCCCTCGGCGCCAGCACGAAGGACCGTAACTCGATGACGGCCATCGAGCACATGGAGCTGGTGAAGCTGTACAACCTTCACTGGTCCGAGCACGCCGTCAGCTGCACGATCAGCGTTCGCGAGGAGGAGTGGCCGGAGGTCGGCGGCTGGGTGTTCAAGCACTTCGACGATCTCGCCGGCATGAGCTTCCTGCCTCACTTCGAGGGGGACAGCACCTACGTCCAGCTCCCGTACGAGACCATCTCCAAGGAGAAGTACGAGAGCGATCTTGCTGCGATTCCGAAGGATATCCGCTGGTCGGACCTCGCGTTCTACGAGCAGGGCATCGACTCCGTGACCGGTACCCGCGAGTTCGCCTGCGTAGGCAACACCTGCGAGATCGTGGACGCCTCCCAGCCCGTGTAACCTACGGCTCACAGAGCATCCTGACGGGGCGGGCGGTACCAGCGGGCACCGCCCGCCCCTGACGTTTACAGCTGAGCATCTGCGGGGTTCTCGACTAGGTACGCCCCGGCCACCGCCATAGCCCGCCGCTGCGCCTTCCTGGCCTTCTTCTTCTGAGTCTTTCGGCGGGCGCGGGAGAACCTCTTCTCCCGGATCTTGTTGAGCTCCCGAAAGAACGCGTCGCTGCCCTCCAGCTTGCCGACGTAGTGCAGCCGCATCTTCTCCTCCACCGAGATGTGACCCACTCCGGAGTTACACTTGGCGTGAGCGGCTCGCAGGTTGCCGTAGTTGTCCTTCCCGCCGAGCTTCTTTGCCCGAAGGTGCTCCAGCGTGTTATCCTCGCCGAGACGAAGGTGGCAGAAGAAGCACTTCCCGTTCTGATCTCGCAGCAGGGAGGCTCTGAATCTAGCGTTCTTGCCTGCGTACTTACTCACCGGGGACTCCGTAAATAAGGGGCTGTTTTGCGCCCTCTAATACGCGCCCCGGCGTAGGGCAGGGCGCTAGGGGCGGGCTGTTGAGCGTTGTAGAAGCGCAGAATAGCGCGCCCCTGTGTCATTCTCTCGCTGTAGGCGTCCCAGAAAGTCCTGGGTGTCGATCGTGTGCCCGACGTACAGCCCGTGACGGATCCCGACGATGAGACTGTCACCCCAGATCCGGAAGTCCAGCCCGTCCAGAGTCCAGCTGGGGATCGACGGGTCGCGAGGATTGTCGTCCTGGCCGTTGCCGCGAAAGAAGACGGTGTGTCCGGGATACACGGCCTGAAGAGAGCCGGTGTCCAGGTCCGCCCAGTCGTACGATCCCAGCAGCCGCTTTGAGAAGTGACGTCGCTTTGAGCCGACCAGGATGCCCCTGACGTTGTAAGCTCCATCCCACGCCTGCCGTCGTATCCACAGGGCGGCGATCGGGTTCTCGGCGTTTGACATAGTATCAGTCCTTATGAAAAGAGGACCGCCGACGCGAACGCCGACGGTCCTCTCGGTTCTGGGAGAAACCGGGTGCGACGCTCGCGCAAGCGCCGCCGCCAGCACCTTGTTAGCGGCCCGGCCGTCTGGTGGCAAGGCTCGTGAGCGTCTCGCGACCGTGCGCCCGGACGCTCAGCACGTTGTCCGCGGGGATGGTGCGGTACCCCTTCTTCTGCATGTCCCAGACCAGCAGAAGATTGTGCGCGCTGGGATCGTATGCGCGCTCCCCGCCGCCCGCCGGACGGACTCCGGTGCGGCACAGCATCTTCCGCTCCGCCCCGTCCGTACGACGAATGAACTTCACCGAGACGCTCC